CTACTGCAAGTATTACACTTGAAACAATGGATAATGAGATATTTACTCGATATACATCTGACTCAGCCGTATAAATAAAAGTATAGATTTTAAAGGTGTAAAATGACAAGACAAGCCATTTCAACTGGATCATCAGCGAATGACGGAACCGGAGATACCCTTCGCTCTGCCTCTCAGAAAATTAATGAGAACTTTGTTGAGCTATATAACTTCTTAGGTGGAGATAGTGATACTTTAGCAAGTAAAGTATCTCTCAATGATAGCGCAGTTGTATTTACGAGTGGGTCTCGCCAAACTATTTTTGAAGCCGACGTAAGCTCATCTGCTAACAATACTATCACATTACCGCAAGGTAGCGGATCAGTTGTATTGGATACTGCAACACAGATTCTTACTAACAAAGCTTTAACATCACCTACAATAACAAATCCAACCATATCCACTACTATTAATGGTGCAGGCGGCGATGAAATTATTGAGCTTGGTGATGCAGGTTCATCATCTGTCAATCATGTAAAAGTATCCAATGCAACTACTGGAAATCATGCTAAGATTGAAGCTACTGGTGACGATACAAACGTTAATCTGTTATTAGAAGGTAAAACAGGTGGAACAGGAGCAGTAGACATTAAGAGAGTTGCTCTGAGGTCAGTAAGTAATTTAAATGCAGGCGGTAGTTACACTACAGCAAATTCACATGTAATCATGGGCGGAGCAGGAACATATACTTCGAACCTGCAAGATGGTTCAGTTGCTGGTGAAGTGGTAGTCTTTACTAATTCTACATCTGGAATTAAAACAATCCAACCCGCTAGTTTTGCACAGGGATCAACAATTGCGCTTGACCAATATGACGCAGTGACCCTTATTTGGGATGGATCTAATTGGTATATTGCTGGACATTACGGAGCGACAGTAGCATGACGGCTATTCTTTCTGATAAATTTAAATTTATTTTGGCTGAGAAGTTATTTGATGAAGTTACAAATGCATCAGACTCTCATGAGTATTACATTGGCATCGGAAAATCTGATGCTTACGGAGATCCAGATACTCCTGTAGATCCATTACGCACATTAGTAGAAGAAAGAGAACTACGCAATAACTTACAATCCGTTAAAAAGGTTGCTGCTACTTCATTCGTTGCTCCTCGATATAACTGGACATCTGGAAGTATTTACAACTCATTTAATGATGCTCAAGTTGGAGTTGCAGCTCAACCATATTATGTACTAACAGATGCTAATGAAGTTTACATCTGTCTTCAGCAAGGGAAAAACGCGGCTGGTACAACAAACACATCAACTGTAAAACCAAATTTCACAACTGCAGGCGTGTCAGAAACACAAGCGTTTGAAACAGCCGATGGTTACCGTTGGAAATTATTGTATTCTATATCTGCTACTAGAGCAACAGATTTTCTATCATCTAGTTTTATACCGGTTGAAAAAACAACAGTTGACTCTTCATCAGCAAATGCATTTCAGTTGCAACAACTAAATATTCAAAATTATTCAACTCCAAAACAAATTATTGGTACAACACTTGTAAGTGGTGGTAGTGGCTATACCTCTGCTCCTACAGTGAGTATTAACGGTAATGGATCTGGAGCGGCTGCAACTGCTACTATTTCTGGTGGTCAAGTTGTAAAGGTTGAGATGAACAATGAATCGGCTGCTCTCGGTAGTGGATACGATTACGCATCTATAGCCTTTTCTGGCGGCGGTGGTGCAGGGGCAGACTTCAATCCAATAATAACTTCTGATATTGGAATTGGCAATGATCCTAGAAAAGATCTAAAGTCTTCATCAGTTATGCTCAATACAAAACCTAACGGCACAGAAAGTGGAACCTTTATAGTTGATCAAGACTTTAGACAGATCGGTGTATTCAGAGACTTAGAAATATTTGATAGCTCTGGAGTTTTCTCAGCAGCTTCAGGTTTAGCTTTAAGGTTTATGAAATTTGGTCAAACAGTTACATTTGCAAAAGATGATGTTATTCGCGGTCCAGCTATTGCTGATGGTAGTAGGCCTCAAGCACATGTTGTTGATGTGCAGGATAGTATTGTTTACTATACTCAGAATGATGAAACTGGGTTTACGGCGTTTACTGATGGAACTCTTATCGATGATCGCGATGGCTCTGAGCAAGCTACTGTAGACAGCGCCAATAAATATAGTATAGTAGATCAGTATTCTGGTGATGTATTATACATTGAAAACAGAAACAGAGTGGCTCGATCCGCTTCTCAAACTGAAGATATCAAGGTAGTAATTACGGTATAAGATATGGCTGATATTCTCTCTCAAACAACGTTTAATACCACTTATAAAGATGACTTTAAGGATAGTGACAACTATCATAGAATTCTTTTTAATGCTGGTAAAGCACTGCAAGCACGTGAACTTACGCAGATGCAGACGATTACACAAAAAGAGATTTCTCGATTTGGTAATAATATTTTTAATGAAGGCAGCGTTGTAAGAGCAGGTAACGTTACACTTGATACTAGATACGAGTTTGTAAAAATTACCTCAGTTCCTGCAGGAAACACCGGATCAGATTATGTTGGTAAAACACTAACTGCAGACAACGGTGTCGTAGTAAAAGTGCTACAATATATTTCATCACCATCTGATGCATTCTATGTTGAATATCTGAACACTACATCAGGAACATCTTCAGCAGCTCCAGTTCGTGTTTCAGCAGGTAGCGTGTTATCAGGAACTGGAGTTGATGATGTGACTGTTCCTGGAACAGGAACCGTTGTTGGGGCTGGTACTCGTATTTCTGTTGATAATGGAGATTACTTTGTACAAGGAAGATTTGTATTCGTAGAGAAGCAAACTATTTTTGTTGATAACTTCAGTAATACTCCAAGTGAAACAATCGGATTTAAGTTAGTTGAAGATATCGTTACTATTAGTGATGATACTGATTTATACGATAATCAAGGAGCAGTTCCTAATATATCTGCACCAGGCGCAGACCGTTATAGAATTAGATTAACACTCTCAAAACTATCTGATCTGGCGGCGGATGATAATTTTGTGTATCTCTGCAGAATTGAAAACGGTGTGATTGTTGATCAATCAACGTATGACGATGCGTATAATAAAATTAATGACGTACTTGCAATTCGCACAAAAGAAGAATCTGGTGATTATGTAGTTAGTCCGTTTACAGCTAAGTTTAATACATTAGACGATTCAAACCTACAACTTGAAGTTTCCTCTGGAGTTGCCTATGTAGATGGATATCGTCTAGATATTCCTTCTACAAAGATTACTATTCCAAAAGCACAAGATCTGCAAGATTCTCTCAATCAGACAGTTATTTCGCAATACGGTAACTTTTTAGTAGGTAACTCAAGTAACAACGCAGGCCTCCCTAATATTGATAGCTGCCAACTTGTTAATTTAAAAGACGCTGTTAATCATGGCGGAACAACGCTTGGTACGGCTAGAGTCAGAGCCATTGAAGAAAATAATGATGGAAACTATAAGTTTTCATTATTTGATATATCACTTGATTCTTCAGGAGCTAGGCTTTCAGATGTAAGAAGTTTTGGAACAACAACTGCTGACTACGTAAATGTTGTTTTGGATGGTGGCGATGCTGTTCTTAAAAATACCTCGAATAACAGTTTGTTATTCCCACTTCCGCAAACAAGGCCGCAAACGGTAAATATTAGTACTTTAGATGTTCAAAGAAAGTTTACTATTCAATCTAATGGTTCAGGTATAGCAACTGCTAATGCAGCTGCTAGTCCATATAATGGAACAGGTGATGGAGGAACCTTTATAAATGATAATGATTGGATCATATCAGCTCCTGATAGTGCTATCATAACAGGTTGGAGTGCCGGTACACTCACTTCTTCAGTAACAATTAGCAATCTCCCTAATAATCTTAACCCACTTGAATTAGTAGCTTATGTAAGACTAGATAATCCTACACACTCAACTAAAACTTTAAACACCGGGGTAGCGGTCACAAAAGCTTGGCCAACTGATGCTGAGTCTGATGGGAATGGACTACAATGGATTCAGTTGACCCACCCAGATATTTTTAAAGTAAATCATATTAAACAAAATAATGTTAATGGAGCAGATTTGTCTTCTAACTTTGACGTAGATAACGGTCAAAGAGATAATTTCTATGCCCGCGGAAGAATTATTGCAAAGCCTGGGGCAACAATACCAACGGCAAATATATATGTTAATTACGATCACTTTTCTATTACTGAAAAGAGACACTTTTTCTCTGTTAATTCTTATAGTATTCCTTATGAAGATATCCCAAGTTACACTAAAAACAATAATGAAACAGTATCATTAAGAGATGTCCTTGATTTTAGACCGTACGAAAATGCAACTGGAGGATATGATTTCTCTGGTGTTCATGCATTACCGCAGTCAAGGGATGGTATTACTGGTAGCATAAACTATTATCTGCCAAGGAAAGATAGATTAGTAGCAAGTGTTACTCGCTCAAAAGACAGCAGAGTAGGTAAAGGTTCTCTTAAAGTTATTCGTGGAGTTCCAGACATAGATCCTCAACTACCTTCAGTTCCTACATCGTCGATGCCACTGTATGATATTTCATTAAATGCATTCACGTTAAATGATTCTGATGTTGCAACTAGCTTTTACGACAATAAGCGATTTACCATGAAAGATATCGCTGGTCTTGAAAGAAGAATTGATGACTTGTATGAATTGACTACTTTAAGTTTATTAGAAGCAAGCACGTCTACATTTAGTGTAATCGACTCTGCAGGAAACCCACGAACAAAAGCAGGATTCCTTGCAGATGGATTTTCTAATTATGCATTCTCTGCAACCGATAGACCAGAGTATAGAGCTGAAATCGATCCAGTGGAAAGAACACTTTCCCCAGAAATTTTTGCTAATCATACTCGTCTATTTTATGACTCAAGCGTATCAGTCACTACAAAGGTAGATCATAAAGGAGATTTGTTACTTCTTCCTATTAGTTCAAATGTAAGTTTTATTGATCAAGGTCTTGCAACTGAAACAATGAATGTTAATCCGTATCATGTAATTACACAGAGCGGAATCACACGACTTTCTCCTGAAACTGATACATGGGTAGAAACAAGATTTGCTCCAAATAGAGTTATTGACGGCGGAACAGTAACACGTAACGTTGGTGGAACTAGAGCAGTTAGTAACTTAAACACATGGCGTAATTCTTGGTTTGGCCAACCTAGAGGCAATACTGTCAGAGTTGTAACAGGATCAAGGACAATTAGAAGAATTGTCGGTGAAAGAGTACTTGATGTTGAAGTCATTCCATTCATGCGATCGGTTAAGGTATACTTTAGAAGTGACGGCTTGAGACCTAATACTCAACACTTCCCATTCTTCGGTGGATCAAGGATTAGTGATTACGCTAGGGAAGAAAACTTTAGAAGAATTAGTACAGATAATAGTACTCAAGTTTACACTAATAGAAGATCTCATCCAGCTGGATCTACAGATCTTATTTCAGATTCAAATGGAACTATTGCAGGGTCATTTATTATTCCTTCTAATAATAGTCTTAAGTTTAGAACTGGCACTCAACAGTTTAAATTGTTAGATATTACAGTTGATAATGAAGAAGATGCATTAAGCTTTACGCGTAGAAGCTTTTCTTCTCAAGGTACACTTGAAACTAGACAAAGAACAATTAGATCTACACGCCAATTAGACATAGGAACTCTTGTACGTCGGCGCCAGGATCGCGGCGGTGGTGAAGGTCGCGATGCGGGAGATAATGTAGATCCAGTAGCACAGACATTCAGAGTAGATCAGGTTCAAAACCCGAATGGTCTTTTCGTTACAAAGGTAAGGATATACTTCTCAACTATTAGTTCGACAAATCCAGTAATTGTTCAACTTAGAACAGTTGAAAATGGAATTCCAACCGGTGACGCGATACCTGGTGCTGAGCGTGTTTTAACAGCATCTGAAGTTGCAAGTCAATGGACATCTGCAGGAACAACAGTTGCTACGGTTAAATCTAATTCTGCAGTTGATTTTGAGTTTGAAGAGCCAGTATTCTTAAATTCAGGACAAGAATATGCTATTGTTGTATTGACTGAATCGGTCGATTACAATGTGTTTGTCGCAAAAACTTATGAATTCTTACTTGGTTCAACAGAAGCAAGGGTAAGTAAGCAGCCTACACTTGGTTCACTATTTAAATCTCAGAATGCAAGAACCTGGACTCCGGATCAAGAAAGAGATCTAATGTTTAACATATTCAGAGCAGACTTTGCATCATCAGCACAAGCTGTTCTGCAGAATCCATCTTTACCGACCGTGTTATTAAATTCGAATCCACTGTTAACAACAAGTGCTAGCAGACGTGTCCGAGTATTTAATGAAGGACATGGATTATCACTCGGAGATAACGTAACAATTAGCGGTCTCACTGCAAGTGATAGTTATGGTGGTATTTTAGGTTCAGGCATCAATGGAATTAGAACAGTTGAAAATGTTGACTTTACTGGATTCACGTTTGATGCTGATTCAGTGGCAAATAGTAGTGTAAGAGTTGGTGGAGACAGCGTTGAAACCACTCAAAATATGGTATTTAACACGTACTTCCCAAGTGTACAAGCCCTCTTACCTGAGCAGACCACGTTATCGTCAAGCGTTAAGTTAACAGGGGAT